GAACGATCCGCATGCGCATGGTCGTCTCGGACATAGCTGGTGGAGCATGGAATTAAGGAATATATAAATGGCTGTTTTAACTGTTACGCCAATCACTTTTGGGGTAAGGACTCCAGGCGCAATTCCTACCTATGATGGCACATTATGGACAGGATGGGTTACTCCCTCAGTTGGTGGTGATTCATTCTTAAATAATGGAAGGACTTTCATCTTTGCTGATAATAATTCTGGAGCACCCATTACAATAACGGCAACTTGCACCCGAAAGAACAATCAAGGCGTTACCGAGAACATGGTTGCCAATGTCATAAACTCGGCTAGTATTACCTTTCACGGTCCATTTCCTGCTGTAGATTTCAACGACGACCAAGGGATGGTAAACATCCTGTGTTCCTCCGTGACCAGTGTTCTTATTTCTGTTTTTGAACTCGCTGAAAAAGGCAGAGGCTAAATTTTAAAGAGATTTTATTATGGCTGTATTAGCTCCGACTGAAATCAATTTTGGCACAAGAACTCCAGGGACGATACCATTATATGCAGGTATTACAGTATATAATCAGACTCCGTCTGCGGGTGGTGATTCAATACCAAATGATGGTAGAACTTTTATAGCAATCTCCAATTCATCGGGCGGTTCAATTAAGGTAACAGTTGCATGTGTTCGGGAAAACGATCAAGGGGTAAAAGAAAATATGGTATCAGATACTAATGGTGCAGGCGGGGTATATTTTTACGGTCCATTCCCTACTAGGGATTTCAATGATTATTCGGGAAGTATAAATTTAACTTACTCATCTGTAACAAATATGTTGATTGGTGTGTATAGGCTTGGCATACGTGGCCGTGGATGACATCGCAAGCAATTTATTTAAAGGAGTATATCAATGGCCGTATTGACGCCGACTGTAATTTCATTCGGGACCAGGACCGCTGCAACGGTTCCTACTTTTGCAGGGGTGAATGGTGCTGCTACACTGACTGCTGCTGATGTTTTGGGGGACAGCTTCCCCAATGATGGCAGGACATTCTTTAGGATCAAGAATGCGGGATCACAGATTACAGCTACATTCACAGCAGTGATGCATTCGGACCAGGGTATTCTAGAACATATTACCGGGATCATTACGGCAACAACTGGTGATCTGTGGTTCGGTCCATTTCCTGCCGATGAATTTAACGACGTAAATGGTAGGGTGAATGTTACCTATACTGGAGTCACAACCGTTACGGTGAAACCATATCGCCTGGCAGAGAGAGGCCGTGGGTGATGATTCGATCTGCCACTACGGAATGGGAAGAGGCTCGGTGTGGATGGCGTGGTTATCCAGGCCATCTCCTTTTTAAGTTCCGTATGGGTACAGAAGATTCTAAATCAGTTATTCAAGTTCAGATTAAATGCAGGCAGTGCGGTCAAATGAAAGAAATTAATATCGCATCGCCAGATAAAACAAGAGCGCCGAAAGAGTGCCATTTGCAGGAGGTGCTTAATGGCGCTCTACGCAGGCAGGCTGGTACTGATCAAGGTGGACGTTAATGCCGTCGGTGGATCTGGCGCAAGCTGGACAACCATAGGACAGCAACGCGATGGTGGCTGTGAGCGAGGCACAGAGACAGTAGACGGAAAGACGAAGGCTGATGTCGGATGGCCTAACGATGTCATCGTCGGAGTTAGCTGGAGCGTCTCGTGCGATGGTGTTCTCGACCCGGCCGATGCCGCATGGGTTCACCTCAAGACGAAGTGGAAGGCTATGTCAAAAGTCTGGATCCAAATTGATCGCAGTGCCATTAGTGGGACCAAGGAGGAAGGCCAGGCTATCGTAAAGATATCAGAGAAGTTCTCCAACAGCGATCTTGTTTCCTTTACCGCAGAGTTCACAGGTCAAGGACAACTCAGCGTCAGTCCGTAACATAACAGAAACCCTTGGAGGTTCACAGTGGCAAAGCAACTCTTTGGATGTGAGGTTCCGATTGACTTGGACAGGAAACGGAACCTCAAATTTAAGTTCAGGTCCTACGCTCAGTATCAGGCGAAGACTGGGCACAGCATCAATAAGTTCTTTTTCGACATCGCAGAGGCTTCCAAAAATCACGGGGATGCAAAGACACCGTTAACTCTGGTGGAGTCCTCGAAGATGTCCGACCTCATAGGCGTGGATAGTATCCGCGATCTTCTGCATGTCGCACTGATCCACGAGGACCCCGGCTTGACGGCTGATCGTACTGAAGAGATCATGGACCAGGCAGCCGGGGACACCTTCGATGAAAAGCTCGGCTACATTGTCGAGAAGATTAGCAAGGCATACCTAGCTTCCAAGGGGATTGATCCGGATAAGGAAACCATCAAGGGGGAATCCGTAGGCCGGACGGAGATGACATCGAATTCGACTGGGAGCTGATCCAGAAGGTTGCGTACGGGAAGCTCTGCATTCGTCCGGCCGATTTAATGGAAATGACACCGTGGGAATTAGAACTCATGATCGAAGGCAGGCTCGACGAGGACAAGCGCCTTCGGTCCGAAGGCGCTCTGCGAGCCTTGACTGTGGTCCGTGGTTTTTGTGCTGAGAAGAGTATTGACTTGAAGGATCTATTCTATTTCTGCATGAATGAAAAGACACGTGAAGATGTCAATGACGAGATCTATCAGGAATCCAGGGCAAGGGTGAAGGCTGCCGAGATTGAAAAGATGAAGAGGATTGCCAATGGCTAAGGGAGACATCTTTGTAAGGATCGGAGTTGATGTTTCCGCGCTGGAGAAGGCGCTAAACAAAGCCACTGATCATATCGAGAAGTTCGGCAAGCGGATGAAGAGGGTTGGACGGGACCTCACAGAAGCGATCACGGTCCCGATTGTTGGTTTCGGTTACGCGGCGATGAAGTCTTCCAGGGAAGCGACGTTTGAGTTTGATAGATTCGGGGAGAACATCAAACGATCCATGGGGACTATTGGTGATGACATTGCCAAGGCTATCGACCTGCATGGACTTTTGAAGAAGGCATCCGATGCTGTTGCTGGATTGGTTACATGGTTTGCGAATCTTGATAAAGAGACGAAAAAGACGATAGTAACCATGGCAGCTTTTGCTGCCGCAATGGGTCCAGTGTTAATGATTGGTGGCAGGCTGATTGAAGCGTTCGGCGCTTTTCTTAAAATTCTGGTTCCGTTGAGCTTGCTTCTTTATAAGGTCGTGGCTTCCATTGCCATTTTTGTTAGTAGTACTGTTGGCTGGCCAGCTTTGATCATCGCGGCTACCGTTGCTCTCGTGGGGTTTGCTATTGGTTGGGACAATATAGGGAAGGCTGCCGAAAAAGCGCATGCGTGGGTCGTTAAAACATTAGGTCTTACTAAAGCACTTGAGGATGTGCAAATAGTAACAGTAGCTACACCAGATCGGCCACCAGGAATAATCGGTGGACCAATGGGTGGGTTTGTTCCTTATATGAGGAAAGCTCCTCCTCCTCCAAAAGTTACCATCCCTGGTGCGGCGCCTTCAGGTCTTTCAGATGCAGCTCGCAATGCGATTGAGGATGGTCCGCAGGTACTATCTGGAACAAAGCAAATCGTCGATGGCACCCAGGCGATGATCGATGCGCAGAGGAAACTTGGATTCGAATTAGAGACCACGGGCAATAAAGCACAGTACCACCAAGGTATGATCGCAGCGCTGAAGCAGGAATACATCGCTTTACGCGAAGGCGGACTTGCTCCAACGGCACCAGAGATTCAGAAGATCAATGAACAGATTGCGAATCAGAATACTTTGATGGCTGATTCTCAAACTGCATTCGATGCATTCCGACAGAACTTCGAGAACCTGGTTCCGATAGCTGCAGCATTTGGTGATGCGATGTATAGTGCATTTCAACAACTCGCGCAGGGAATTGGAAATGCTCTGGCGCAGGTTATTGTGTATGGTGCTTCATTCGCACAAGTGCTGAAGGTTCTCTTGAAGCAAGTTCTGGCATCTATTATTTCAACATTGATCACTATTGGTATCAATTATTTAATTGCCGCTATCCTCAAAAAGACGGCGATGGCCACAGAGACAGGAGCCTCACTTGCCGGGTATGCGGCTACAACATTCGCTGCCGTGTTTGCTGCATACACTGCATCCAACCCGTTGTTTGGGTGGGCATACGCTGCAGGTCCTGCGGCTGCAGCTTCTGCCGCACTCTTGGCAGGAGCTGCAGGAGCAGGAGCTGCCGGACTTGGTGTGGGAATTGGTGTCCCTTCCGCCGCAGCCACTGGCGGTTTATTTACAACCCCGGGACTCACTGCCATCGCAGAGAAGGGGAAACCCGAGATTGTGCTGAACCAGGACAACGTTCGCAAGTTCATGGGTGGTGCTCTTGGCGGTGGCAGCCAGACAATCGTAGTCAACCTGGACAGTGAACCGATCATCTCAACGGTGGTGCGTGGTATGCCTGCCTACCTAAGACTACAGGGAGCAATCTAATGCCTACTCTCGATCAGCGTAAGAATTTCGCCAAGGGAACAGTTTCAACTGGGTATGATGCTTCGGCAACAACTATCGTTCTGGCTACCAACGAAGGAAATAAATTCCCATCGTTCGCAGGGAATTCATTCAACGTGGTTTGGTGGAACAGTACTGACTTTGCAGATCCTGCTGATGATCCAACGGCTGAGATAGTCCGTGTCACAGGTAGGACTGGCGATAGCCTGACTGTTACCCGAGGTCAGGAAGGAACATCTTCTGCTACGCATAATTCAGGCAGCAAGGTTTACAAGATGGCGCTGTGCCTGACAAAGAAGATGATCGATGATATCGAGGCCGTTACTACGGGTCTAACCAAAAGTGCGTTCTTAGCTAAGGCCGATGCTACGTCTGCTGTTATAACACCAAGTTGGGTAAAAATTGAATATCATGCAGTTTACGATCCTGGGTCATGTTATGACAGTTCGCAACATGCTTTTGTTGCACCAAAAACTGGATATTATTTTATCTCGGCATGTTTTGAAGCTACAAATGCAGCCTCAAAAACAATGTCTGGATTGGTGGTAGTAAACACTGATTCCCCCATTGCTGCTATGACCTCTCCTGCACTCTCAGCATCTGCATTGCATCATGTTGAATTATCTTGCGTCCTGTCTTTAAACCTTAATGACGTAGTTACAATTTGGGGTGGGCATACCGATACAGGATATCTCACCCTGAGTACGGCGGACGGTCGATGTCGGTTTCAGGGATTCTGTGTTTATAATGGATCATGAAATATGTATGGATGTTTCTCGTATGGATCTTTAATCCCTGGTGTTCCACAGCTTACTGTAAACCAGGTCATGCCATATCGAGTGGTACTCAATGGCACGGATGTTACAAGCATCACTATTGATGGCAGCGTTGATATCTCTGATGTGATCGAGGGAAGATCCACTAGTAAGTTTTCAATCAGAGACAACGGAAAGACTATCCATACAACGCCTGGTGAATCCGTTTATATCACTTGGTATGGTGCAAGGATCTTTGGCGGGTCCGTGGAAACAGTCGAAGAAGATGCACCGGACACTGACTCCACTCTATTCTTACATATTAGAGCTGTTGATTTCTCGTCGCTGGCTGATAGATACCTTGTGACTGCTCAATATGAAGGGTGGTCCGTTCGTGATATCGTAACTGATATCGTAAACATTCAAACGCCATTATCAGTGGATGGAGTTACTCTATACGATGTTCAGGAGGGTGTTGTTGTATCTGTAGCATCTTTCAATTACAAGAAAGCATCTGATTGCTTTAGGGATTTATCGAATGCGACTGGGATGGTTTGGAATATAAACGCATTCCGTGTCCTTCAGTTTTACGACAGAGCCACTTATGTTGCACCATTTAATGTTGGGGATTCGAATCCTGTTTACAGGGATTTCAGATATAGCAGGTCCAGAAGCCAGTATCGTAA